TTGTATTTTTCAAAATTTTAAATAGCTTGCGCCAGGCGGATCGCGGGTGCGGTGAAATACTGCTCATTTAATTTAAACAAATCATCGCGGCGATAAATGATGCGGCCACCTGGTACTTTTGCACTGGGTATGTCAAACGATTTGGCCATCTTACGAAAGCCGGTAGGAGTGCAACCCATGTACATGGCCGCCTCATTGATATTTAAATAGTCTTTATCAAGGATGATTTGGTTTTTAGTTGTCATATTATTAAATGGTTTTAAAAGCCAACACAAACATTTCATTATAAATTGAGGCCTCTCGGCTTTTTATGCTGCGCATTTTATAGTTGTCATTGCTAGCCGCTTGACTTATCCCTTTTGGCATGAAAATTTTCAATGGATCGGTTGAGTTGGTTAATCTAACCCTAGCACTGGTGATTGATAAGCCTTTCACAATTTTGCACACAGCATCAGCAGTGGTAACGCTGCCATCAGATAGGGTGTAATGCTTTTTGTTATTACTCATGGCTAAAACGGGATATCATCGTCAAAATTATTAATCGCCGGCACTGGTGCGATGGGTGCTTGAGGGGTTTCATCATCGATTTTAAATGTGGAAACAAAAATGCTATCCCGATCATCCTTATTAGGCACACCGGCAGGGTTAAAAGTACGATCAATAACTAAAAACTTTGAGCCGTCATCTTTTTGCAATACCTTGCCAATGGTTTTCCAACGCTTTTTGGTTTCACCCATTGCATTGGTGTACTCACCAGTAATAACACTTAAATTGTGTGTTGCTTTTGTTGCCATGTTTATCCTTATTTAGTAAGAGTTGAATTTAGACCATCAAATGCATAAAAGGAATCATTAGTTATTTTTACTAAACTATTGAATTTATCATTTAAGTTTTTATTGATCAATCTTTCGTTTTGAATTATCTTTTGTTGTGTTTTTATCATTTTTTTTAAAATAATTGGGTTATTACTTATTACCATTATTTATCCTTAATTATTTAATTTAATGCTGCTTTTGCACACGGTTGCAGCGTTGCCGTTCTATAACCACACCCATTAATTAGGAAACCGGAGGTGTGAAAGGGTGCAATCCCTCAAATGTAAGGTGGTGATTTACGATCACCAAACGTGCTTTTTTTCCATACTTACGAGGTAACTTCAGGAGATTAAACTTGAGGAGAGAAATAACCAACCCCGAATAATCTTGGCAGCAAACCCGACTAATTTATTTAATAATGTGCTTGGATATATAGCCAAGCGCCTCATCTAATGTACCAGTGTTGTGTTGATTGTCATCAAGATCAATCGCAATGTGAAATGAGGTTTGCAAGGGGTTGTTGTTGTTTTTGGCTACTACATCGGCCACCCTTAATAAATCCCATGCCTGGGCAAATTGTGCCTCATTCATGTCGTTAATATTCACAACAATACTCATATTGCTATTGCAAAAAATGCAAATATTGCAAGATCAAATAAAAATAACAATTCCCACAAATGCTCTTTTATAACTGCTTTTTCTCTTATGCTCATATAATCTCCGATTTTGTATGCAAAACAAATTAGATTTGTTTGAGGAGTAATATACCATTTAATTTGTTAAATGCAAACTAAATACACAAAATAAATATTAAAGACGTAAAAAAACCTGCACTGGGCAGGTTTTAAGTGGGCAATAGTATTTAGTAATTTACACTAAAAACTCAATGATCGCGGGGGGGGGGGTTGTATAAATTGGTGTAATTATGCCGGCGCTGTTGTAATACTTGTATAACGGTTGATGAGTTTTTTTGTCAATAGTTGATACTAAGCCATGCTGATCCTCGTAAGCGTTGATGATCTCAGCCTCAAGGTGGCGATATTCTTGCATAGTGGTTAAGCTGCTTTGCGCAGTAAGGATCGCCTGCTTGTAGCCTAGTTGAAATGCAGCAGCAGCAGTAACGATAAATAGTGATGTTACAGCCGACCATGTAATAAGGTTTTTATTATCCTGGGGCATGTAGCCGGTTTTGAGTATGTTTAAGGTTTTTCGTTCGATCTCTTGAGTTGCGTTCATTTTATGCCTTTATTTTTTCACCCTCCTCAAGATTTGGTAAATTATACACAAATACAAATTGCATTGAGTGCATTTTGAAAGATTTATTTTAAAACATACTTAGGCAAAAAATGTCGATAATTCGATTACCTTTGATTCTGAAATCTCATTATTGCCGTGATCTTCTGCGTATAGATAGGCAACCAATTTGGCCTGCTGATCTGTACTGATATTGATTGCATTAGTAGATACAACCCTTTGCACAATTGATATGCAGGTTTGCAACTTTGCTTGATTTACTTTGAATGATTCCTCATTGCCAGTGATCAGATAATCGGTTGTACAACCCAAAACATTTGCCAATTTTGACAAATACCTAGGTCGTGTTACCTTGCCATTTTCCAAGTTTTGGATTGATTGATATGGCACATTGCCGATCAGATCGCCCAATTCAGTTTGGCTTATTTCCATTTTTTTGCGCAATTGGCGCACTCTTTTTGCAATTGACATATTTTTTTATAATTTATTGTATTATACAATTTAGGTTTGTATATAATCAACCTCATGAAAAAAGTGATAGAACATTTTGGATCGCAGGTCAAATTGGCCGCTGCAATCAATGAGGCCTTTGGAGAAAACATTAAAACCGGACATATTTATTGGTGGATTAATAAAGGTGTACCAATTAACCGTGCCATCCAAATTGAAAAAGTGAGCGGCGGGTTGTTTAATCGCAGATATTTAAGGCCTGATATATTCGATTAACTTTTTTTACATTGTAATTTTAACACAAATCTAATTTGCGTATGGGGGGATTTTATGTGGGCAATATGTGAAAGTAAATGCAAGATAGCAAGGCAATGTGGCAGGCATCAAATACATGCGCCTGATCCACGTGTTAGGAATCAAGATATTCATAAGTTTGAGCCACAATTTGGCCTCGAATGTTATGGCTACATTGAACTAAACAACGATCAAATTGAGGATAAGCATGGCAACAAATAATTTTGCATTTATACCGCTTGAGGTTATTCAAGACAACCGACTCACTAAACGCCACATCAAGGTATTAATCGCCTTGTTTTCTTATCGTGGCAAGAATACCAACACCGTGTGGCCTAGCCGTGAAAAACTATCTAAAAGGTGCAATATTAGAGTTAGCACCATTAGCTTAATTACAACCCAATTGGTTGAGATGGGTTGGTTGGTTAAAACGGGTAAGGGCGGGTTTTCTAAAGCAACACGATATGAGATAACGGTACCCGAATTGAGTACGGTACCCGAATTGAGTACGGGAGGGGTACCCGAATTGAGTACGGGCATGGGGGTACCCGAATTGAGTACGGGCAAAGAACTAACCAATAACAAACCATTAGAACTAAAAGGGGGTAATAAGCGATTTAAACCACCAACAGTTGATGAGGTGAGGATGTATTGCAATGATCGCAAAAACTCAGTTGATGCAGAAACTTTTGTTAGTTTTTATCAATCAAAAGGTTGGTTAGTTGGAAAGTCAAAGATGAAGTGTTGGAAATCATCAATGATCACCTGGGAAAAGAGAAGCAAGAACGAAAAACCAACACAACAAACGGCAGGGGATAGGGCAACAATGGTTGCCCAGGGTATCGATCCGGACACCATGATGCCATTTGATCAATCACCGGATCAACAACCATGGGGGATGTTAAATTGAATATTTATCAAAAAAAAGCAATCATGTTATTTGGTTATTTAGATTTGCGCTTTAAGCGTGAGTATAAATTCGATGAGAGAGATCGGGCAGCACAAGAATTAGTTTGGGCAGAGCAATTAGCTAAATTTGATGCTAATTTATTATCAGATGAGAATTGCAGAAAGGCATTGGATTTATGGGCGGAGGTTAATGGCACTGGTTATGCACCAACGATTGATCAGTTTATCTCATGCTTAAAAAAGATCACCTATGTTGAGGCACCAAAACTAACTAATTTAATTAAACAAGATGATTATTTAAGTTTGTGGAATCATGCCGATGATAAAGGAAAGTTTAGATTTTTTATTGATCACCCATTTGCCAAAGTGCCACCATTTGTGCGCTTATTGTTCACACAATACAACGAAAAACACAGAGGTTGGACACGATTGGAATCTAAAAAAATGATTATGTTTCACGGCCTACCATTTCAAGGTGCAGGCCAGGGCGCAATACTTAATAACCAACGTGAGATATTGGCTTATTTTGTTAATCGTAAGGCGGCATGATCAAACACAGTCGAGATGATTGCATCAAGGTGGCCGAGGCTATGAAAGCACAGATCGATTATGCGCTATTTGCAATCAAATCAAACAATGATCAAGACTGCAAACACTGCCTTGATCAAGTGAGGCAGTTATTAGAACAATTGGAGAGGGAGAAAGCATGAGCGATGGGGCAACGATATTGTGGGTTTTAACTATTTTTTATTTTGGATTATTGGCATATATATTTTACTAAAGGGGAATTATGGACATTGATTTAATGAGTTTATTTGGGGGTATTGTCACGGGTGCATCAGGCATGTTTTTGTATAAGTGCCAGTGCGACATTGATCGTATTGAGTACAACGTGCGCAACGGCACACATGCTCATGTGTTGCGCACACACCTAGAAAGTGGCAAGGGTATCACAGCCGATGAGGCGCTCAAACTGTACAACATAAAGAACTTATCATCAACACTCGATAAGCTGAAAAAAGCAGGGATTGAGATTAAGAGGCACGAGAATGATCATGGCAGTTATTACTCACTATGAAGCTGCAACAACGCATAGAGATTCGCATTGGCGAGTCAGTGGCGGTATATTTGCAGCGTAAAGCTGATCAAGGCTCAACCATTAGGGATGCAGCCAACCAATTGGATGTGTCATATACCACGTGCTATAAATGGCGCACAACATACAACATCACCTTTAAGGGTAGCAACCCATATAAGCGATGGAGGCTTAAATAGTGTTTAACATTAAGGGTGATTTAAAAGAGATCACCAGGCACCTCAATCGTACACAGAAGAAGCAGATACCATTTGCAGCATCAATGGCGATCAATAACACACTCAAGCAGGTAGTTAAGGCCGAGCAGGCTCAGATCGTTAAGAAGTTGGACAAACCCACACCATTCACTGTAAAGGCATTCAAGATCAATTGGTCACGTAAAAACATGCTGCATGGTGAGGTGGTGATCAAGCCTGCTCAATGGAAGTATTTGAAGTATCAGATCGAGGGCGGCACACGTACCAAGCACAACATCGGTGTGCCAACATCTAATGCAAAGCTGAACAAGTATGGCAACATACCGGGCAGGCGCAAGGGATTGATTAAAAAGAAAAATCAATTTATTGGTACATTCAATGGCACGTCAGGTGTTTGGGAACGTGGCCACTATTCAAAGAGTGGCAAGTTTACATCAGCAGGCAAGAGCAGATCAACATCGCTCAAACTGGTTGTGGGTTTCCATGACAGTGTGACATACCGCAAACGTTTTCCGTTCCATAAGATAGCCGATGGTGTTGCACGTTCACAATTCCAAAAGAACTTCGTCAAGGCGCTCAATCAAGCGTTGAGGACTGCACGTTGATGGGTTTGAAATCAAAAGGTACTCCTGGGGATCTTACAGTGAGGGTAAATTCGAAGCCCACTATTTTTTTAGTTTCAGAACTCATAAAGGCATTTCGTTATTAATCAATGACTTACAAGGATATTGCCACACTGCAAGAAGTATCAGACTTTTTAATGCTCACCGATCGCCGCGTGCAGCAATTGAAATCAGAGGGTGTGATCGTCAAGATCGACCGTGGCCAATATGACTTGGTGCAATCGACTCAAGGGTATATAAATTTTTTACGTGAGCGCGCGTTTGGTGGGGTGGCCAACACTGATCAACATGGTGAAAAAACCCGACTGATCACAGCGCAGGCCAACATCGCAGAGATGAATGATGCAGAGTTGCGCGGTGATTTGGTGCGTGCTGATATAGTGAGGCGTGCCATATTTACAGCGGCACGCGGTGTGCGCAATTCATTGCAGACGGTAGCCGATCGCCTGGCCGTACCAATGGCCGGTGAGAGTGATCACCATGAAATACACGATATGATCGAGGGTGAGATCAATCAAATTTTGACTGATATGGATAAGGAATGGTCGGACATAGTGGCCGAGCCGGTAGAGGATGAGCAGCAAAAAGATACCGAAAGTTGATGTTAATGGTGAGCGTTTGGCGCTTGCTGCAATTGCTGCCGGATTAAAACCCGACCCCTGCGAGCCAATGAGTGAGTGGGCAGATGAGCATCGATTGTTGAATCAAACTTATGCAGCAGAGCCAGGGCGTTGGCGTACCAATCGCACCCCCTATCTCAAAGAGATAATGGATGCATTTTCACCATCGAGCCGGTGTGAGTTTGTGACCATTATGAAAGGCGCGCAGCTAGGATTTACCGAGGCACTCACCAACATGTTGGGTTATATAATCCACCGCGCACCGGCACCAACCATGATGGTGCAGCCAACTCAAAACCTGGCCAAGCGTTACAGCAAGCAACGTTTATCAACCATGATCCAAGACATGCCAGTGCTGCGAGGATTGGTTGCCGATCCAAGGGCGCGTGATAGTGGCAACACCACTTTATCAAAAGCATTTGACGGTGGTGTGTTATTTATTGCCGGTGCTAATTCGGCAGCCGATTTGCGATCTGTACCGGTCAGATTTTTGCTGCTCGATGAGGTCGATGCCTACCCTTACGATTTGGATGGTGAGGGTGACCCCATCGAGTTGGCTGTTAATAGAACAAAAACATTTGCTAGGCGCAAGGTTTTAATCGGCAGCACGCCAACCGTTAAAGATGTGAGCCGTGTTGAGCGCGAATATTTAAAGGGTGATCAAAGAAAATACCACGTGGCCTGCCCACATTGTAAAACGATGCAAGAACTTTACTGGCAAAACATCAAATGGGATAAGGATAAAAACAAAATACCCCGCCCGGAAACCGCATTTTATATGTGCGATCACTGCTCAGGCATGATCACTGAAAGCGACAAACTCAACATGTTGCAGCACGGACAATGGGTGGCAACCAAACCTGAGAATAATTACCGTGACACGCGGCGCAGTTATCACATATCCTCACTATATTCACCCTGGGAATCATGGGCAAACCTGGTGCAAAAATGGTTAGATGCGCAGCAAGACCCGCACCTTTTAAAAACATTTATCAACACCGCACTGGGTGAGTGTTGGGATGAGGAATCAAACCGGCAAGACCCAAACGATTTGCGCAAACGCGCCGAGTCATACCCGCTCAGAACTTTACCAACTGGTGCGCTAATTGCCACGTGTGGTGTTGACGTTCAAGACAACCGACTTGAGGCAGTGATTTGGGCATTTGGTAA